CCCCAGCCCGTACCTTTAAAGGAAATCCCAAAGGTTGAGTAGGTGCGGCTCATGTCTTGCCCGCAGCAGATTGGTTGGCGTTCGTCGTGGATTGATTTATCCACCTCAACACTGATTTGGCACACCGTGCATTTAAACTCATAGATTGGCATTGTGTTGACCTATCTGTGCAACCCCCATGACTTCGCACTTGGTGCATTGAATCACTTCCACACCAGTGGGAAGGTTGTCCGTTACTTTGTGGATTACTTGCTTCGTTACCTTTTTGCATTTTCTGCACTCAAACTGAACTGTGTCCATAGTTGCTTCTCCTAAGATTCTCAATAGGTTGCAAGTTGATTTGTGTGACCCACCAATTCGGTTGCTTACTGTGTCGGTACTTTGGACGCTTTGCCATGGCAATGGGAATCCAACCCGCAATGAAGAAATGCGGTGATTCACCAGTGACCAGGATTGCCACGTCGTCAGTGCGGTCGTATTCGTGAATTATCAGCTGCCCTGACACGTACTTAGTCCAACGCACTTCAAAGTGTGAACCAACGTCAGCCTTGGTTTTGCCTTTTTGCTCAAATGGATTGAACTCAACGTTTAGGTACTTAGCAACGACCCACTCGCTGCCAATACTTTGGGCGTCTTGTGCAATAAGGTCATGAAGTGATTTCTCAGTCGAGTAACCGCCCGACCGTGTTTGCCAATAGTCGGTGTTGGCTTTTGCCAAATGGATTGCTGCGTCGTGACACGTAAATTCTTCCTCGCGGGTCAATGTCATTTTCAACGGCAGTCCTTACAAAACCAAATAATCTTTTCATTCCCGTAGCCCTTTTGGTAACCAAATGCGTCCAGCCTTGTAAGCATTGAACACCTGTCGCATTGTTCCATTTTGTATTCTTCAACCACTTCGCCATTCTTGAGCAGTTTGCCCACCATGGTTTGCGGGTTGATTATCTCCATGTAATCGCTCATAGAAATGCCACCCAAATCAGTGTCACAAGCAAGACAAGTTCAATGCAAACAAGTATTTTGACTAAGCGTTGTTTTGTCATACTTGTGGCTTCCAAGTTCCGTCGCTTGTCAGTACTAGCCACAAGGGTTCACACTGGTCAGGTTTGCGCCCTACGCATGAGTAGTTTGCCCAGTCTTTGCCGGTCTTTGCACTGTTTCCGCTGCGAAAAACACGGTGGCCATGACGGCATTGCGGCGATTCAGCGACCAATTCACCGCCCAGTTGTTTTGCAATTTCTGCGACGCCTGAAGCCAAAGTTGGAACACCAGCCGCTTCCATGTCTTCTTCGGTCTTGTAACTTGGGACGTCGCCAAATTTGGTTGTCCAATAGTCGTATTGCTTGTCAGTGTTGGCGACCTTTGCTGACGTCTTTTCAACTTGTTCCATTATCTCTTTGGTGCTTCTCTCAGCCCCACCCATGACAAGTTGTTGCACCCTCATAATTGCTGAAGTAACCGTGTCTTCCACAAACCAGCGTTTCATGTTTTGTTGATATGCGCCCTGGTAGCCGTAGGCATAATCAACACCTGCTGGACGGGAATCGTCTTCATGGCGAAACGCCTTTGCTTCGACCAGGACGTAACCCTTGTCAGCACTAAATTCAACAATGCTGGTTTCAATGCGTCCAGTTGGGTAAGTGCGATTCCAGCGTTCCAAACGTTCGCGGCTTGCTTCGTAATTATCCAGGAATCCCATTTATTTTACTTCCCTTTGAGATTGTGAGATATGGCGACTTATAGCACGCCCGCGTGTATAGCCTTCACGGCTTCCGTCTTTGTGTCCCCATGAATAACCCAGGGCAGCGGCTAAGGTGCAAAGCACACCGATTAGGAATAAAGCCCGCAAAGTCTGCGGGTCTAATAAGTCAACGACCATTTTGAATTCTCCCGATTCTTGGTGATAACGACTACCACCTGAATACAGGGTGACGCATAAGGCGCGCCAAATCAAGAACCTTGCGTGTTTGTCGGCGTGTCACCTGACTTTGCCTTGGATTTTAGTCCGTTTCCAGCAAGCACACCGCCCAGCGAACCAGTCAAGAAAATGGCCAGGGTTTTCAAAAGGTCAATAAAGGCTGCGTCATTGGGTGCTTGTGCCCCGATTGGCTGGGTGACGAATATCAACGCGTACGTTATGCCAACGGTGACAATTAAAAACACGGCTGCAAGTGTTGAACCAATTATCAAAATTAACTGCGCGTGGACGTCCTCAGGTGCGCGTCGGCGTGCTGGTTTGTGGTGTTGTGAATCCAAGTATGTCGTCAGAACACGTTCCAGTGGGGATACATTGCGGTTTTTGGCATTCAGGTTTTGACCAGTTTTCATATTCTTGGCACTCATAACGTGTCCAACCCTGATACCCACACGCAGTCAGGATTAGCGCAAGTGCCCAAGCCAACCCTGCTGCGGTGAGTTTCCGAGTTACTTCCCCGTTAACCCGAAACTCTTATCCTGCGGATTTAACCAGCGCAAGACAACTGGTGCGACCGCTGCAACGCCTGCCATTGCAAGTGTCTTTGGGTCTGTCACACCTGCCATGTATAAGGCTAGTGCTGCTGCCATGAATGAGCGTGCCCATGAGGCAATTAAGGCTTTGGCTTTGTCCATTTTTTTGTTTTCTCCTTTGTCGGTTTTACTCCCGATTTTGGTATTTCAACTGTTGGGTGTTCGCCCTTGTAAGGTACGAATTTGGGAATTCCAAACCCAACAATTTCTTTGCCAACGTTGCGCACCTTTACCATAACCATGCCACCATTTCGCTGGTCGCCTGTTCCGCTGGTGTTGCCTTCAATCGTCAGGCATGTTTTGTCGTCAATCAAACCAACAACAATGCCAATATGAGAAATGCGGTCAACGCCGTCATGAGGAAAATCCATAAAAGCCAAATAACCCAACTGCGGCATATTTGACCAACGGTTGATTTCTTTAAATTTATGCGCACCAATTGAAGTTCCCACAACTGAATGAATCTTGACGCCCGCTTGTACCGCACACCAGTTAACAAAAGAACCGCACCAAGGTAATCCGTCTGCCTTTGTAAATTTGCCATACTTGGTGAGGTTGTCGCCTTCTTCAATTGTGCCAATTTCAGCCTTTGCAACTTCAATCAACGCAGCCGAAGTGCCTTGCGGATACATCTTAGTCAAGTGTTCCACTATGAAAGCAACAGTTTTGCTTCATCGGCAGTAATGCCTAACTTGGTTAGTAACGCTGTTTTGTCTGTTGCTGCTTGTGCTATCGCATTTGCTACCGCAATTTCATAATCTGCAACAATTTTGCGTTGAGCAATTTCATCGGCAGTTAAATCTCTTTCAAATACTTCGCCAGTTTCGCAATTAACTTCTGTTATTGTGTGCATTATTTAACTCCATATAAGGTGTAGGTTCCCGCTGAGAATGTGCCCCCAGTTAATATCGTTATGCTAGTAATTGCTCCAGCAGTTCCATTGTAAGAACTGAAGTTTATTGATGGGCTTTTGTATGTGGCTAGTGTATAACTGGAGCCAGTCATTACTTTTGCTCCTGTTGTTGCCGTGTATTCTGGAAAATATATAATCTGAGTATTTGTAGCACCTGAATCTGGTGTTGCTTCGCCGTCGAAATATGCACTGGTTGCCGTTCCAGGAGCGGCTGCCGAAGCATTAACGCCACCAGTACCGTTTAAGGCTCTTGCACTACCTGACACATAATTTGAACCAGTATCGCCATTTACTCTAATACTTAATCTTGCACCGCCAGCATTGAATCCTGCAATTGATAATTGTAAATTGTAATAAGTGCCAGGAATTGATGAAAATGTAACGCCAGTACTTGAAAGAGTGCCAGTTGAGATTACTGTCATACCGCCACCGCTTGCAGGTGTAGCCCATTTCAAGCCTGTTGCTTCCGCACTATCTGCCTGCAATACTTGACCGTTTGTGCCTACGCCAAGACGCGCGTCCACTGTTGTAAAAGTAAATAAATCGCCCTTAGTTGTTAATGGTGTGACGTCTGCCGTTGTTGTCCACGCTGGCACACCCCCTGAAACTGCTAAAACTTGACCAGTTGTGCCAATTGGCAAACGTGTGTTTGTGTTTGCCGTTGCTGACGAATAAGCAAGGTCGCCCAGTGTCGTTCCTGGTTGTAGTGCTTTTAGCCGTGTGTCAACGCCTTGCAATGCCACTTCAAAATCTGCGGGCAAGTCCGTGACTAAATCGCTCGCCGTTGGAAGAACAAAACCATAGTTGCTTGTTGGATTTGTAATTTGAGTTTCCTTTCCTTAGGCGACTATTGTCGCATTTTCCCAGTCTAAAATTGGCGACACGCTTGACCAAATTTCAGTCACTGGCACGTCGTCCCAAGCCATTGCCTGCAATGAGTAGGCAAGTGGTGAAAGTAGCAAAGTGACGGAAAGTTGATTATAAGAAGCCTGGAACGACCAGCCTTCGACAAAGCCCTGAAACGCGCCTGCGCTCATATTTAAAGGCAAGTTGTTAAGTGCCACGGCTTCGCCCATAAAAATGCCAATTAGGTTGTCGCGGTCAGAATTGTCCAATTCAGGGTTTGTCAGGTCAAACGTAATTTCACTAAAAATTGGTTGCGGTTGTTTTCTGAGTGACAAATAGAATTCGGCTTGGCTTTCGGCGTCAGCAGCGTTATGTAAGGTTGTTGTAATGATTTGGGCAAGTGTTCCGTATTGACCAATCGAAGTTACGTCAAATGCCGTTTTTTCGGCGGAACTGGTTGCGTTATATTTTATTGTCAAGTAATTGCGAACGTCGCCTGCACGCGTTTCAATCCTTAAACCAGCCCCACGCGCTTGATTCGCGTCAAGGTCAACGTATCCATTGGTGGCAAGGTATGTGGTTCGGTGTGTAGAATCTGCATATTCAATTTGTCCCAATGCGTTTTCAGAAATATAACCCAAGCCTGAAGTTGCTAAGGCTGAAACCAGTGAATAAACGTCAATTGTTGAACTAGACCGTGCAGCCAATTCGTAGTTTCCTGGGGTATCTATTTCGCCAAGCCCGTTGTTTTCTGCATTTGCCCACGTGATTGTTGGGTCATAAGCCGCCCAAGTTTCCGCACCAGCAACTTCAGCCCATGAACCAAATAAAACTTGTTCCAAGATTGTCTGAATTTGGTTGCCGTCAAAATCTTTGGAAAGTACGCCTTTAGTCAATGACTTTGGCAAACGGGCAAGCGCACCAAGTGCGGTGATTGAATATGTCTGCGTGAACATAGTTGAACCTACGTCACGGACTTCCAACGCAATATCTACCACGTTGCCACCAAAGATTGCCACAAATACGCCTGCGGTGTCTTTGACTGAAACACCTATTGTTGAGTTGATTGCCACGGGCACGATTGCTTGAGCAAGGTCAATTAACTGAAGGTTGACGTAACCTGCCTGCGCCTGCTCATAGATATTTGTTCGACCGCTGCGGATAACTAGGTTTGCCAAAACTGCGTCGGTGTATTCAACACCGTCAATTTCAACTTTCCAAACGGGATTCCACTGTGTCATTAGATTGCCACAAGCGCGGTTGCACCACCCGTGCCACGGTAGTAAGAACTATTGAGGGTTTCAACGATTGTGCGGGCAGTGCCTTCTTTGTCAATTGCCCCGTTTACTGTAATGCTAATACGGGCTGCATTTTGGGAATCGGTAAAACCGCCGCCACCCATTGCCGCTAAACGTGCCGCATTCTGTGAATCAGTAAATCCACCGCCGCTTGCTGCTGCTGCGACGCCTGCTGACATTACTGCTGCGGCCACACCGCCGCCACCACCACCGCCCCCACCAATTGACGGTGTTGGGATTGTTGGAATTTTTGGAACGGAAGTTGAAATGCCTGGTGTCGTTACTTTTGGAACGCTTAATGTTGGTGCATTTATTTTGGCAATATCCTTGCCACCAAAGATATTGTTTGCAAAATTGTAAGCCGAAATCAAAGCGTTAATTCCAGCAATTGCACCTGATATTAAGAAGTTCAAAGCACCAACAACTTTGCCAATTACGTCAATGACGCCACCTGCAATTTTGCCTGCAATTTGCAGTGCCCCGCCTAAAACTGTGCCGATTACTGGTGCAAGATAAGTTGAAATAAACGAACCAAACGTTTTGAAGGTTTCAAGGTTGTCCCCAATAGCGTCCTTAACGTAACCAAATGCCTTTACCAATCCGTTCATGATTGGTGTAAATACTGCCGTAATCAGGTTGCCAACTTGTGTGATGTAGCCACCAAGACCACCACCGTCAAGACTGAAGGCATTTGAAAATGCGTTAATTGCTGGCAGTGCATTTTGGTTAATGAAGTTGATAACCTTTTCAAGTATTGGCAATAAAGCAAATCCAATTGTTTCTTTTGCTTCGTCAAATGCCACTTGCATTCGGGCAATGCGTCCTGCGTAGGTGTCAGCGTTGCGGGCTGCTGCCCCGCCAAATAAATCTGACAATTTGCCTTGCACTTGTGTGAAGGTCATTGTTTTAAGTTCAGCGGCTGAAAGTCCTATGCCTAATTTGCCTAAGGCTGCGGTATTGCCGTCAAAACCCTTACTTAATGCAGCGGCGACGGTCTCCAACGGCTTGCCCGTTGCCGTGGATACGTCCAACGCAATTGCCAACAAATCTTGTGCTTTTGTAATGTCGCCCGTGGAACGAACTAAACGACCCAGGGCTGGACGCAGTTGGTCGTCAGCCACACCCGTGGCAAGTGACATTTTAAGAATGGATTGTTCTGTTGCTGCTATTTGCGCCGTGGTTGCCCCTGTGGCGTTTTCTAAGGCCAGGGCTAACTGTGTCTGCGCCTTCTCATCTTCAATGGCGGCTTTAACGCCCTCAATGCCTATTTTGACGGCATAAGCACCAGCAGCGGCGGCAGCAGCGACGAAAGCCGCGCCAATCATTTTGCCAGTCTTGCCAATCTTGTCCCCAAATGTGTCAACGTCTTGGGTTGCAGATTTCAGCGACTTGTTGAGATTATCAACGTCACCAAGAATGGAAAGTTTAAGGGTACGACTACCAGCCATTAGTCATATTCCTTTACTATTTTGGAAAACGATTCTTCCCATTTTTTAATGATTTCGGGTTGAACGCTTCTTAGGGTTGGGTAGATAAACCAGCCACGTGACCCGCGACCTTCGCGACCTGACCACACTGGGAATTGCTTGTATTTGTTTGAACCAAATTCAACGCCGCCCCACACCTGCTGAGTTGTTGCGCCACCGCTTAATTTTTGCCCAGCATAACCAAAACTGATTTCGCCAACTTTTGAAGACTTGGAAACTTTTGAACCGTCAGCAACACGATTATCAACCAGGTTGCGTGTACGGCTTGAGGCAGTTGCCTTAATCTTGCCTTGCACGTAGGTTGCCAGTTCGCTGGTTGCTTCTTTGGCTTGTGTCAATGCTTGGTCGTCCATTGCTTTAAAAGAACGAACAATGGCGCGCAATTCATTCTTGTCGTAACTGATTCCTTCAGTCGCCATTTGCTCGCCTTTCCAAAATCTCAATGACCGTCAATATGTCTTCGGCTGATTCAAATTCGCTTGGTGATAGCCCCGTTGCCAGGGCTATCTCCCAAACTATTCTGCTGAGGCTTCCGACTGCGTGGCTTTTGGGTTTGCCTCACCAACTATCACTTCGGAAATGGTTTCCGTCCATGCTTCGATTGGCTTGACTGGTTTTCCAGCCGCTTCGCGCTTCATGGCGTGATATGCAAGAAATACTAAATCGGATATACCGATTTTTTCCTGCGCTTGGGAAATTGTATGTCCCGAATGTTTTTCCCAACGAACCCATTCAGGTGGCGCAGCCGTGTACGTAATCTGCGTCCCGTCGTTATATTCAATTGTGATTGGTAACTTCATTTTGTCTCCCGATTAGTAGTTTTTAAC